TAATTGGATTTAAACAAACAAATTTCTAGAGGTCAAAAAGCCAAAGAGCTATTAGAAGAACCTCTATTACAAGATTCCTTGAAAGCAATCAGGAATAAACTTGACACTGAATGGAAGAACTCACCCCTGAGAGACGTTGAAGGTCGTGAAAAAATATTCTTCCTAGTCAAGGCTATCGATGAGTTAGAAGCAATGTTAATTTCAGAAATGGAAACTGGAAAACTAGCTTCTGAACAACTCAAATAATAATCATAAAAGAAAGGTAATTATACCATGATAGACAATCCCAATGGGGAATCTAAACCTATCTACAATACTGTAGATCAAGCACAATCTGCATTTGCCAACTTGTTAAACGCCACAGACGAGAGCCAAGAGCAGACAACCGAATTAGTCGAAGCAACACAAGACGAACCTCAAGAGGTTACCGAGAGTGAAGTAGAAACTGGGGAAGTTGAAGAACAAAGTCAATCCGAAGATCTAACTGAGGACTATAGTGAAGAGGAACAAGAAGAGGAAGCCGCTTATGAAATCAAAGTAAATGGCAAACCTGTTAAAGTTACCCTCGATGAACTCATGTCTGGTTATCAACGAGATTCAGACTATCGAAGAAAGACAATGGAACTAGCTGATGAAAGACGACTCTTAGAAGAGGAAGTCAATAAAGCGAAGTCCGAGTCCGATGCGGTGGCAAGACTACGACAAGACTATGCGACACGTCTAAGTGAGATTGAAAACTCAATGAAACCTGATGCGAACATTGATTGGGCAAAGTTATATGAAACTGATCCTGATGAATATCATCGCAAAAAGATTGAAGTTGAGAATAAATCCAAAGCGTTAGAAACCATTAAGGCAGAACGTCAACGTGCTATTCAAGAGCAACAGCAAGAGCAGACCAAAGTATTTAATCAATACTTGGAACAACAAAAAAAACTGCTTGCTGATAAAGAGCCTGAGTATGTTGATCCTGTTAAAGGAGAAGGTTTACGCAAAGATATGACGAGTTATCTTAAAAAAGAAGGCTACTCAGATCAAGAGTTGAACATGATGGTAGATCATCGATCATTCGTGATTGCCAAAAAAGCGATGCTTTATGATAAGATGATGAACTCAAAAATCTCTGCAAAACAATCCAAGACAGTACCCAAGATGGTGCGTAGCGGAACAACAAAGACAATCAACAAAGACAGTCAACAAGCCAAGTCGTTAAAATCTCGCTTAAAACAAACAGGATCGATGAGAGATGCTGCTAATGTTTTAAAGCAATTCTTATAAACAACTAAATAAAGGAGACTAAAATGGCTGTACCTACAAATACAGTGTCCGCCCATAACAGAGTTGGTATAAGAGAAGATCTCGAGGATGTAATTTATTCAATCAGTCCTACTGAGACTCCTTTTATGACTAACATTGCTAAAGGAACTGCGGATCAAGTAAAACACGAATGGCAGAAAGATTCACTAGCTGCTGCATCAACATCTAACGCACAAGTCGAAGGTGACGATGTTGCATCTTTTGATTCAAGAGCTGCTACAACCAGAGTACAAAACTACTGTCAGATTTCAAGAAAGACAGTTGTTGTATCTGGAACAAACAGTGCTGTTAACTCAGCAGGTCGAAATGACGAACTAGCTTACCAATTAGCAAAAATGGGTAAAGAGTTAAAGAGAGACATGGAGTCAATCTTAACTAACAACCAAGCTGCTTCTGCTGGTAACGCTTCAACAGCAAGAACTCTCGGTGGTTTACCAACATGGTTAACTAACGCAGTCCGTTCTGCTGGTTCATCAACTGCAGGTGCTGATCCAACTGGTGATGGTTCTGATACTGCTACTGATGCTGATACACTTGTTGCTTTCTCAGAAGATAATCTGAAGGCAGTAATTCTTGAGTGTTATCAAGATGGTGGCGATCCAGATATGATCATGGTTGGCCCATTCAACAAACAGAAGTTCTCAGGCTTCACAGGTTCTGCTACTAAGTACAAGAACGTGGAAGATAGAACTATTGTTGCTACTGCTGATATCTATGTATCAGACTTTGGTGAGTTAAGCGTAGTGCCTAACCGATTCCAAAGAGAAAGAGATGCGTTTGTATTGCAATCCGACATGTTCGAATGTGCGTTCCTTCGCCCTTTCCAGACCAAAGACTTAGCATCTTCTGGTGATAACGATAAGAGACTACTCTTAGCTGAGTACACTCTTGTTGCTAGAAACGCTGACTCTTCTGGTGTTGTAGCTGACTGTACAACTTCATAAGTGATATAGTATAATCAAAGGGTAGGGGGATTTTCCCCCACCCTACTAAAAACAAAGGAGCAATAATGAAAGTATTTGATAAGAGTGCATCTTACAAAAAAGGTTCGAAGAAATCTGCTGTAATGCAAGATGGCCCACACATTGGCGGTAAAGCCAAGATTAGCAAAAGAGATATGCCTAAAGCTAATAAGATGATGAAAACTAAAGGTAATCAAAAAGACGCTATTCAAGATATGATTAACAAAGCAATCAATGGCTAAAAAATTAAAACTATCTAATCCTGGTGATGTGATTGAGAGTAACTTCTATATTGATGAAGCTGCTGATAAATATTACATTGAGGATAAGATTGATGCAAAACCCATTATAGATCGTAATAAGGAACTACAAAAACACGACATCAACAAACATAAAGATTTTAAGTATGTCGCCAGTATTCCTTTAACAGTATTTTATAATATGCAAAAAACAGGGATTATCTCTAAGACAGGCAAAGTCCAAGATCGTGTAGCTTTTGCTCGTTTCTTAAATGATCCAGACAATAAATATTTAAAGGTAACAGATAAGAAAATCTAATGGCAGACTTAATACCTAATCTTCAATCTATGAGTTTTAGAGCTATGGAAAAACTAGGTATGGAAAACCCATTTATTGCTGATGCTTTAAAAAAATCAAATATTTTTGCACTTGGTTATGATCCAAATAGACTAATTCAAAATTTAATAAACGAAGATACTAGCAGAGGCTTTGGTATTACAGAAAGCACTCTTGGTGGTATGTATGTTCCAGAAAATTATCAAGAAAGAAATATAGGTACTAGAGAAATAATCCAAAAAGAAGCAGAACAAAGAGGTTTGGAAAAAGGGGGATATGCTTATGTTAACCCTCTTGATAAAAATATGTTTTTAAGACCAGAAAGACTTTATACAGAACAAGGTAGAGAAGATCCTATTGGAGATGCTGCTAGAAAAAATGATATGTCAAAAGAAGATTATATTAAATTAAGAGATTATATGCAATCTAATGAATATCTTTATGGAACTATGTTTGAAGAGTTTTTTCATAGAGGGGTTATGGACAAATTAGGTAAAAATTATTCCAATCAAACACAAGACGATATGTTAAGTATTTTAAGATACAATGAAGCACCTAAAGAAATTAAACCTTTAATGAAAAAATATATAGAAATGTCAGAAGGATTAAAGTCAGATAAAATGGGTTTAATTGGGGATAGATTAGAATCTTTAGAGTCAAAAGCAAAAAGAATAATGGATGAAAAAAATAAAGATTATGTTGTTGGTAAAAACATATTTGATTCTATTAAAGATAAATTATTTAAATTTACAAAAGGATTATTAGGAGATTAATAATGGCATTAACATCTTACAGTGAATTGCAAACAACTATTGCAAACTATCTTAATAGAACAGACTTAACTGCTCCTATTAAAGATTTTATTACTTTAACAGAGTCTAAGTTAAATCGAGTATTAAGACTACGTGCAATGCAAAAAAGAGTATCGACTGATACGACTGCTGCTGATGCTTTTGTTGATTTACCTAATGACTTTTTAGAGACAGTACAATTCTATGTGGACAGTGATCCTAATACTGTTTTAGACTATGTTAATCCTACAGAAATTGAATTAGATAATTTACGAGAAACTAGTGGTAAACCTCAACAATATACAATTATGGGGAGTGAATTTAAATTAAACCCTATTCCTGATTCTGTTTATACATTAAAGTTAACTTACTTTGGAAAGATACCTGCACTTTCTGATTCTAATACTACCAATTTTTTACTCTCTAATTACCCTCAAGTTTATTTATATGGTGCGTTAGTGGAAGCACAACCCTATATAATGAATGATGAAAGATTAACTACATGGATTAGCCTTTATAATGAAGCAGTCCAGTTAATTATTCGAGACGATGAGCAAGGCAGATATTCTGGGCGTACTGCTTTTGCAATGAAAACAGACTCAGCAAACCCATAAGGAGAAAAAACAATGTCAGCAGCAAGTGATTATTTAGAGAATAAGGTACTAGATCATTTTCTAGGAACTGCCTCTACCTCTGCTCCAGCAACTGTTTATTTAGCTTTATTCACAACAGATCCTACTGATGCAGGAAGTGGTACAGAAGTCTCTACTAGTGGTACTAACTATGCAAGACAAAGTATTGCTTTTAGTTCTGCTTCTAGTGGTACAACTTCTAATAGTGCTGATGTTGAATTTAGTCAAGCAACAGGTTCTGGATTTGGAACTGTAACACACTTTGGAATCTTTGATGCCTCAACAGCAGGTAACTTATTATTTCATGGTTCTTTAACAGCTTCAAAAACTATAGCAGCAGGAGACGTATTTAAAGTAGCCTCAGGTAATTTAAGTATTACAGTAGCATAAAATGGCAGATCAAACAGGGCCATTTACTCTTGAAGAATTAGATACACTCTTTGGATATACATCCATTGAGGATATTCCTTTTTCTTTAGATAGTTCTGTTTGGCAGACTGCTACTATCTTTGATGGTAGTGCCAGTGCTTCTTCTAGTGCGACAACCACTGCGAGTGCAATTAGACAAAGAATAGCTGATGCGAGTATTAGTGCCGCTGCTACAGTGAGTGCAACTGCTGATGCTATTTTAGATGGAGCTGCTTCCATTAGCTCTGCTGTTACAACAACCTTAGATGCGATTAGACAACGGATTGCTAGCTCTTCTATTAGTTCTGCTATTAGTGCTACTGCGACTGCCATTAGACAAAGAATTGGCGGAAGTGGTGTCTTTGGCTTTGCGACAACTTTAATTGATTATATCCGTATTAGAGGAAACAATACATCAAGTGTCACAATGGCAGCTAGTGTCAGTATTTCTTCTAGAATTATTGGAAAGATTTGGAATATCCAAACATCGATTGCTAGTGAAAGTTATACACCTTTAACTTCGGATGCTAGTGAAACATGGTCAGAATTAACATCAACAAGCGAGACAACAACAGAGATACAAAATGCCTACTATTAAATTTGAAGAATTATTAGTCGATCAACCTGCTTTTAAGAATCCAGGATTATTAACTGCGAATAACTGTATTCCTTACGCAAGAGGATATAAGCCTTTACCGACTATTGAAACCTTTACTGATGCTATTACAGATAGAGCTAGAGGATTATTTGCTGCTCGTTCTACTACTGATACGATTAAAGTTGTTGCGGGAGATGTAGGTAAACTCTATATGTTGGATGGTGCAACTTGGGATGATGTTTCTAAATCTGGCGGATATAGTTTAGGTTCTTCGGATAACTGGCAGTTTACTATTTTTGGTAACAATATTATTGCTTCTACTATTACTGAAAATTTACAAAAGTTTGAAATCGGAACAGATACTCTTTTTAGTGACTTAGTTAGTGTCAAAGCTAAATTTGTGACTGTGATTGGAGAGTTCTTAGTTACTGCTTATAATGAAAATCAACCTCAACGAGTACGTTGGTCTGCTCTCAATGATCCTACAGACTTCACTGTGTCTCAAACCACTCAATCTGATTTCCAAGATATTGTGGGCGATCATGGTGCAATACAAGGAATAGTTGGTGGAGAATATGGAATTGTATTTACAGAAAAAGCAATTCATCGTATGCAATATGTAGGCACTCCTTTTATCTTTCAGTTTGATAAAGTCCAATCAGGTTTTGGTGCTTTTGTACCAGGTGGTATTACCAACTATGGTCGTATTTCTTACTACTTATCAGAAGATGGTTTTTATGCTTTTGATGGTAACAAGTCTATTCCGATTGGTACAAACAAAGTTAATAAATATTTCTTTAATGATCTATCTACAACGAGTTCGTATATAGATCGTATTAGTGCTACTGTTGATCCAGGTAATGATATTGTGGTATGGGCCTATCCTTCAACCAACTCAACGGGAGAATTAGATAAACTTATTATCTATAACTATGTATTAGATCGTTGGTCAACTGCCGATGTTGATATCCAAGTATTAGGTTTTACTAAATCTGCTAGTTTTACCTTAGAACAGATTGCTGCGATTGATCCTGACTTAGATGAGATTGAAATTAGTTTTGACTCTATCTTTTGGACTGGTCAACAATTCCAATTAGCTGCTTTTACTTCTGCTAAAAAAACAGGAGTCTTTACAGGTACTGCGGGAACAGCAACTTTTGTGACAGGAGAAAATAACATAGAAGGAGATAGACGAGCAGTAGTTCGTTCTGTTACCCCTTTGATTGATGGTGGTACTCTTACTACTAAAGTAGGTTATAGAGATAAACAAGGAGCTACTGTAAATTTTACTTCTGCTGTGAGTCCAAGCGATAATGGAACTTGTTATTTTAGACAACCAGGTAAATATCTACGTCAACAAGTCGATGTCGTAGGAAACTTTGATCAAGCCTTTGGACTAGAACTAGACGTTGCTACAGAAGGAAAACGATGAGTACCCAAAAAGTACCCGCTTATTATCCTGATGTGGAAGAACATCGCAGATTATTAGCAAACTCCTTAAATAATGTTATTGAAGGAAAGATTAACTCGACAGGATCAATTACCTTAGAAGATAGTGTGACGACTACTGACTTAGAAGATGATCGTATTGGTATTGATAGTGTTATTTTATTGATGCCGACTACTAGTGATGCTGCTGCTGAAAATATCCATTTTTCTGCACAAGATAAGGGTACAGTGACATTGAATCATACTTCTGATACTACTAGTAGAATATTTAAATATGTCGTCATTGGATAGAGTTATTACCCAAGTACCTGTAGAAGATTTAGAATTTATTTGGTCGCAAGTTGTACCTCATTTAGAGAGAGCTCTAGATGGATCGTACTCAACTTATGATATACTTAACAATATACAAGATAATCGGATGCAACTATGGATTAGTTGGAATAATACCGATAAACTGGTTGAGGCCGCTTTTGTGACTGAAGTTTGTGACTATCCTCAAATGAGAACCATGAGATGGGTTCTTGC